GTTGGATGCTGGATTGATTATGGTAGGACTTCAGAGTATCATCAAAACGGTTCTTATAGGAGAGACATTATATGGAGAAGACATCAAGAAAGCTGATCCGTCTTATGTTGGGGATTCATTAGACTTTAGATTGATCATTGAACTATTGAATGCATCTCTTCACTTCATCTTCAAGGATCGAGTCAGTTCTTCTTATGATACAACCTTTAGCATACTCAGATACACTAATAAGATGATCAAGTTTTGTGGACAACATGAGTCTATCATTCATTGGGATAATCAGATGAAAAGATTCAATGTGATAGATACGGAACTTTATGGATTACCTTTAGGATCAATCCCACATCTCTATCAGTCTTTAGAATATGCTTGCTTTGGATTCAATACTGGAGACTTCTTGATCCTTTATACTGATGGAGTAACTGAGAGTAAGAATCAGGATGGAAAGATGTTAGGGATTGATGGCTTACTAAATATCTTGAATTCCGTATCTCATGACAAACTCTCAGTGGATTACATTATGAACAAGATTAATATTTGGAATGGATACGGAACCTTTGATGATGATCTTACTCTAGTGATGGTGAAGAATATCTAATGGAATCTCTAGTACTATCCTTTCTAACATCGATAACGGATACCTTTGGAGTTGTTAATGGATTGATAGCTACTGGAACTGTTTTGTTTTTATATCTGATCATTGCGTTGTTTAAGAAGAAGTTGCCAGTTGTTTTGATCAGTAAGAAGAGTTTAGGTTTGGCTATCAAGAATGTATCAATGAATGAGCATGCCATAGTTAGCTTGAATGATTACTATACTTTGGAGCGTGAGAATAGTATCATCAGGAACATAAGAGAGATGAAAAGTGCCATCAACATCTTCTTTATCAGGAAGATTATGGGAGCTTTTGATGATGGTGCTATTGCTGGTGAAGAGAAGACGGAAGAGTATATCACAGCTAGGAACAAGAAGACTCAAGACATCACGAATACTGTTGATACGATTGCTCAGGAACTCTTTATTATCTTCAAGAGATTGGTCAAAGATGTAAGAATGGTTTTGATATTGACCTCTCTAGTCGTTCAGCCTGGGAGAAGTGTATTGATGACTGGACCAAGCTTGCTATGCAAGTTAAGGAAGTAAAGAGTTTTCCTTGGCCTAATGCATCTAACATCAAATATCCAATCCTCTCCACTGCTGCTATGCAGTTTAGTGCTAGAGCCTATCCTAGTCTCATCCCTTCAGATGGTAAGGTGGTTAAGGCTAAGGTGATTGGTAAAGACCCCACAGGAGCCAAGCTTGAAAAGGCTGGTCGTGTTGGCACATATATGTCATACCAACTCATGTATGAAATGGAAGGTTGGGATGAGGATATGGACAGGATGCTTATGATCCTCCCTATCATCGGGACAATCTTCAAGAAGACATATTGGGATGGCACAAAGATCAAGAGCTGTCTCATTCTTCCTAAACACCTAGTTGTAAACAACTGGGCCTCTTCCATTGAGAAGGCTGAAAGAGTTTCAGAAATTATTGAACTCTCTCCTCGCATTGTTGAAGAGAGGAAACGAGAAGGCATTTTCCTTAATATTGATTTAGGTCCTCAGCAAATTCAAAGTAAGGATGGGTCGATTGCTGTTGTTGATGCAACCACCCCTTATGAGTTTATTGAGCAACACACTTATCTTGATTTGGATGATGACGGATATGAAGAACCTTACATCGTAACATTTGAACGTCATAAAGGCACCGTTGTCCGTATTGTTCCACGATTTGAACCAGAGGATATCACTTTAAATGACAAACAGAAAATCATCAAAATTGCTCCAACTCAGCACTACACTAAGTTCTCGTTCATCCCTAATCCTGATGGCAGCTTCTATGACATTGGCTTTGGTATCCTCCTTGGTCCTATCAATGAGTCCGTTAATACAATTGTCAATCAACTGGTTGATGCTGGCACTTTAAACAACCTTAATGGTGGGTTTATTGGTAAGGGGTTGAGGATTCGAGGTGGTGAGAATCGGATGAAGCCAGGTGAATGGCATCCTGTTCCTTCCACTGGAGACGACTTGCGTAAGCAAATTGTCCCACTCCCTTCTAAGGAACCTTCAGCAGTTTTACTCAATCTTCTTAATGTCCTTATCACCTCAGGTAAGGAACTTGCTTCAGTAGCAGAAATCTTTGTTGGTAAGATGCCAGGGCAAAACACCCCAGCAACTACCACTATGGCTTCTATTGAGCAAGGGATGAAAGTGTTCACTGCTGTGTACAAGCGAGTGTATAGAAGTCTAGAGAAAGAGTTTAAGAAGGTTTACAAGCTTAACGCAACCTACCTCAACCCTAACACGTATGTGTCAGTGTTGGATGCTCCAGTTGGGCCTAAAGACTTTAACATGGAAGACTATGATGTTTGCCCTGGTGCTGATCCTACAGCAGTTAGTCAAACAGAGAAGCTTCTTAAAGCACAAGGTGTTATGGAGCTTATGGCTCAAGCCCCTGGTGCGTTCAATCCTATTGAAGTTATTACGCGTGTCTTACAAGCTCAGGAACAGCCCAACTACGAACAACTCTTCAGTCAAGAGGTTCAACAGAGTGGGCAGATTCCACAAGCCCCTGATCCTAAGATGATGGAAATGCAGATGAAGCAACAAGTTGAACAACAGAAGGTTCAAATGAAAGCTGAGTATGACCAATTCAAGATGGAGCTTGAGGGAAGACAAGCGGAACAGAAACTTGCTATGGAGTCACAGATGCATAACATGAAGATGCAGCATCAAGGACAAATGGCACAGTTGCAAGGGGTGGTAGACCTCCATAAGCAACGAATCTTTATGGCAGATGCTCAGAATAAAGCTAAAGCAAATGCCATTCAGAATAAACAGAAGATTGTTCATAGTGAGCAATCTCATCAACAGAAAATGCAACAGTCTAAGGAGACAAAATCATTAGCAAATTCACAGTCCAAGACCTCCAAGAGTGGAAGTCAAACGAAGTAACTAAAGCATTCTTTTACGCAGTACAAGAGCAAATTGAGAATATCAAGAATGAGCTTCTCACCACGCCTCTCGACGAACTTAGATATCGTCAAGGGTATGCAAAAGCTCTTGATGCTGTATTACAAACCGATATTGAGGAGCCTCAATGAAACCAAATACCCCAGGACATAGAATCCTAATTAAGCCTGACTCACTGGATACAGTTGATCCCGTAATTGCACGAGCACGTGCTGCAGGGTTCACTATTACAGATAAAACCGAAAGAGAAGAAGCAACCATCATTGACACAGGAATTGTTGTGCAATTGGGTAAAACAGCTTATAACGATTACGGTGGACGAGAGAACTGGTGTGATGTAGGTGACAGAGTGAGTTACACTCGTCATGGTGGTAAGATGATTAGTGATCCTGATAATAAGGACGTGAAATATCTTGTGTTAAACGATGAAGACATTGTTATGGTTTGGGAGAAAGAATGACTGAAGTAAACAAGACCGAAGAGGTCGTATCGGAAAACACTGAGCAAAAGACAGAGATTCAAAGTGGTTCGGAAACGAACGACCCTACTGTAGAAGCTGCTCTCGCCCAAGGTTGGGTCCCTAAGGAAGAGTTCCAGGGTGATCCTCATAAATGGGTAGATGCAGGTGAGTTTCTGCGTCGAGGTGAATTGTTCTCGAAGATTGATAGTCAATCACGAGAGATTAAAGATGTCCGAAAGGCGTTGCTCAACCTCCAAGAGCATTATACGAAAGTCAAAGAGACTGAGTACAATCGTGCTCTTACAGCCCTTAAACATGAGTTTAAGATGGCTAATCGGGAAGGTGACTATGACCGAGCAGATGCTCTAGAGTCAGAAATCGAATCTGTTGAAAAGGAAGCTACTAAGTTTAAGAACGAAGTAGTTGCTGTGGAAGAGGAACCTGCTCAATCTCATCCAGAGTTTGTAGCATGGACTTCTCGCAACCCTTGGTATAACACTCAAGCCCACATGCGTGTTTTTGCAGACCATGTAGGTACGAAGCTCAGACAAACTGGTTTAGAACCAAGAGAAGTATTGAAGAAGGTGGAAGAGGCTGTTCGTAAGGAATTCCCCACTAAGTTTAATAATCCCAATCGTGAACGTCCTGCGGCTGTTGAAGGCCAATCTAACAGGGAAAATGGAGCGAAGACGGAATATAAGCTTACTGAAATGGAAGCCCGAGTGATGAATAGCTTCCTCAACCAAAAAGACAAGAGCGGGAAGCCGCTTATGACGCGTGAAGCGTATATCGCCGACCTTCGTCGGATCAAAGGAGAAAAATGATGGCTAGAGACACAATTGCCGCCAAAGTCCCGAGTGGGCGTGTAAAAAGAACCCCAGTTGGTCAACGTAATCGTCTCACTATTGAGACGCAGGACCCCAACTATCATTATCGTATTGTGAATGTCTATGACGCAGAAGGTAATCCAACTAACAAGTTGAGAGAACGCCTTGCACAAGGGTATGAGATTGATCCCGACAACAAGACTGTCGGTGACTCTCGGGTAGATATTGGATCGTCATTGGGCTCTGCTGCAGAATTCTCTGTTGGCAAAGGTGCTAAAGCCGTCGTTATGCGTATTCCTAAAGAATACTATGAAGAAGACCAAGCAGCTAAGATGGCCCTAATTGATGAACAAGAAAAACAGATGGGGCTTGAGGCTAAGGATCGTGCTACCAAGCGCGATTGATCTTTGAGCCCTGGGCTTTCTAAAAAACAAATTGAAAGGATAGCTCATGGCTAATACTTCTCGCATCAACGGCTTTCGGGTCGTTGGTACAAATAGCGGAGCCGGTGTTACTGGTAAGACCCGCCTCTTTTACGTAGCTTCGGCTGCGGATGAAATTCTCGTTGGTGACATTGCCAAGGTTGCTGGTTCGGCTGATGCTAATGGCATCCCCACTGCTGACCTGTGTGGTGCTTCTGATGTACCTGTTGGTGTTATTGTTGGCATCATGCATTCCAAGTTTGACCCGGTTGGTAAGATGAATAGTGGTTCGGTGGCTCTTGACCTCCCGGCTGTTACTCAGATTGCTGCTTCGGGTGCTGGTTATATTCTGGTCAATACTGACCCGCAAGTGATTATGGAAGTGGAAACTTCCAATGGTACTCCTGCGGTTACTGATATTGGTTTGAATATCAGCCATGCTAATGGCGCTCGTACTTCGTCTACGGTTACTTCGCCTGCTACGATTGACTTCGGTACTGAAGCTACAACCTCCACTCTTAACTTCCGCTTGCTTGGCTTTGTCCAACGTGTGGATAATGAGGTGGCTGCATCTGCCAAGATGCTTGTTGGTTTCAACGTGCATCAGTATCAATCTGTTGGCACAACTGGTATCTAAGGAGAATTTATGAGTGAAATTACTACAACCAGCCTTGCTAAGGCACTCTACCCTGGCGTAAATGCTTGGTATGGTCTGGAATACAATGAATTCCCTGTCCAGTTTACCCGTCTCTTTGATAAGTACGACTCCAAGCGTAACTTTGAAGAGGATGTTGGTTATTCTGGTCTGGGCCTGTTGTCGGTTAAGCCTGAAGGTGCTGGTATCACTTATGATTCCAGCCGTCAAGGTTTCACGACTCGCTTCCAACACGTGGTGTATGCCTCTGGCTTCATCGTCACGCGTGAAGCAGTTGAAGATGACTTGTATGAAATTGTGAGCAAGATGAAAGCTCAAGACCTCGCCTTCTCTGTTCGTCAGACGAAGGAGATTCTTGGTGCTAACGTTTACAATCGTGCGTTCAATACCTCCTATGTTGGTGGTGATGCGGCTACCCTGATTGCTTCGGCAGGCGGTGGTGGTTCGACTTCTCACCCCAATGTGGCTGGTGGCACTCAAACTAACGGTGTGGCTGTTGCTGCTGACCTGTCGGAAGCTGCTCTTGAGCAAGCTCACATTGACATCTCGAAGTACACCAATGACCGTGGTCTGCGTATTGCTGTTCGTCCGCAAACACTTATCATCCCGGCAGAACTGCAGTTTGAAGCTGCTCGTATCCTGAAGGGTGAATGGCAAGTGAACTCGGCTGAGCGTAACATCAACGCAATGAAGACGATGGGCATGGTTCCTGAGATTGTTATGAATAACTATCTCACCGACCCTGACGCATGGTTCCTGCGTACCGATGCTAAGCAAGGTATGAAGTATTTCGAACGTCGTGCTGATGAGTTCAAGACTGATGACGATTTCGATACTGAGAACGCTAAGTTCAAGGCTACGTTCCGTGTTTCCTTCGGCTGGTCCGATTGGAGACAGATGTACGGTTCGCCTGGGGCCTAATTAAAAGTAAGTGAAGTTTCAACCACCTACGGGCTCAGTTGACACTTACTTTTGAGCAGCCATGCAATTGGTCAATGGGGTGAGAAGCCCCTCTATTCATTTAAACTATTAATTGTAGGAGACTTAATATGTCCTTATCCGCTACTGGCCCTTTCCGTAATGGTCCCATTGCTACAGGTCGCGCTTATGCTTATCGTTCTGGCTTAGGCTTGATGAGTTCGGCTGAATGGTGTGTTGAATTTGATGACTTCACTGAGAAGGTCACGACTAACGTTCCGGCCGACTGGGATGCAGCCATTATCGACACTGGCGCTACGCTCACTCTTTCTACCACTGCTGGCTCTTTGGGTGCTACAGGTGGGGCTCTTATTGCCTCTGATGGCACATCTGAAGGTGTTGCTATCTACCTCCCTAAGGTTGTGCAAATCACTGCAGGTAAGCGGTTTGTCATTGAAGCTCGTGTTCAAACCTCCGTTGCTGCTGAAACTGATGTTCAAATTGGTTTGAGTGACCTCACTGCTACAACCAACCCTGAAGACCTCTGGACAACTACTTCGGCTAATTTGGTTGCCTTTGGTACATTGGCTGGTTCTGCCACTACTAAGATGTTGGCTGATAAGAGCAACTCAGGCTCCACTGCTGAAACTGGCACTCGTGTCTTGTCTAATACCACTTGGCACACTCTGGCTATCTTTTATGACGGTGCAAAGCTTCGTGGGTATGTTGATGGTAAGGAAAGTCTGACCTGGGCTCAAGCTGCTTCTACGATTCCTACTGGTGTTGCTCTTGCTCCCTTCCTCGGTGCTCGTACTGGTGCTACTGCCGGTAACGTCACCACATTCGACTACTTCCGTGTGACTATCGAGCGCTAATATGGCAGATGCAGTTGACAGTTTAGTCCTATTCAAAGGGACTAAAATTTATTCAGTAAGACTCACTAACATCTCTGATGGTACAGGTGAAAGTGGGGTTGTCAAAATAGACATTTCCACTTTGACCGGGGCTAATGGTGCAGCCCCCACTGCTGTTAAGATTAGAGAAATCCAATATAACATCCAAGGATTTACTTCTGTTAAGCTCTATTGGGATCATACGACAGATGATGAAATTGCTGTACTGGGAGCTGGTACAGGTTATCTTGATTATACTGGTGTAGGGGGCCTTATGGACCCACGCTCTACTGGTGGAACTGGAGATGTTATTTTGACAACTACAGGGGCTAGTGCAACAGCTACGTATGACATTACATTAGTTGTCCAATTAAAGGTGTGATATGAAAGGCATGCTTACACAAGGAAGGTATTTAAAACAAGGATTTCTTCGTGTTCCACATGCCTCCAGAAACAATACAAGAGCTGGTGGAGGTGGGGCAGTTCAACCAGATCGGGCTGTAACTCCTTGGAATCGTATTGCCTCAACTTTTGGTACTGTGGGTGGAACGTCTCTTCAGATGAAGTCTCGTATCTACTTCGAGGTACAGGGGCCACTATCAGAAATCAAGTTAAACTTCTACAACTGGCGATCTGACCCTACTGGATTTGTTCTAGCTGGGAACGGTTGGACAATTGAAGAGGCAGCTCTTGAAGTAGATGGTGGCTCCTACGCTCCCGTTACCTTTAGTGCTGCTAGAACACAAGCTATTGCTGCTGGTGACAGTTTCATTGAATCTGATGCAGTAACACCAGCAGACTTAGGTCTTGGTGCTAACATCCCGAATGGCACTGGATTCTGGCTTCGTTTGCATACCAGCTTTACAACTGCTGGACATGAATATCCACGAGGTATTCCGTATGAAAATGCAGGTGGACAGGCATTTCCCAATTCAGTTGGATTTACCTACGACCCAGCAGTTAATACTACAACTGGTGCAATTGATGGAACTGGTGCATTAAGTCTTGGTGCTGGTGGTATTACTGGTGTTTCCAATCCAATTTTCCCTGTTATTCAAGGAAAATTTGTTAGCGGTTCCCCAACAGTGTTTGCTATTGTTGGTGACTCCATCACACAAGGTATTGGAGATACACTCGAAGGCGATAAATTGGGTCTTGCTGGTTTTGTTCAGCGTGGTCTCATTAATACAACCTTCGATGGTGACTGGCGTGCATGCATCAACTTCGGTTCTAGTGGCACTACTGCTTCCATGTGGTCTGGTACTAATAATGCTCTTGCTAAAGCCTATTGGGCACTGTGCAGTGGGTATATTGGTAACTATGGGACCAATGACCTAGCAGGTGGTGGTACACTTGCTGCTCTACAGACGTTAATGCAAGGTTTGTGGACAGATGTCAGAGCTGCTGGTATTAGTACATTGTTGCAATGTCACTTGATGCCTCGTACTAACAGTACAGATAGTTGGGCTACTGCTGGTGCAAACCAGACAGGTGTTAATGCTGCTTTCAACTCTGGTGGATTGGCTCAGCAATATAATACGTGGCTAGGCACTCAGATTAGTGGATCAGGAATTACTGCTCAACTTGCTCTTAACACATTGAGAGACAGTGGTGCTCCTGAAGATTGGGTTGTTACTGGTGCTGCAAACTATGCTACAGCAGATGGTGTACACCCTAGTGCTGCTGGACATGCTCTTGGCGGTACTGAAGTTCGTACACTCGTTGCAAGTTATCCATAAGGAATTATATGATTTTTACACAAGAAAAGAAAACAGAACTCCTAGCTTTCATTGATAGTTTGGAACCCTCTGTGGACACAGCTCCGCTTCTGTTACGAATTTCAGAACTGGAGTCACAAGTGGCTGTTCTCACTGCAAAGATTAACGCAGCTAAACTGGCTTTGGAATGACACCTGAGCAAAAGCAACAACTGCGGGTGATGGTAGAAATACTTGATCCTGTAGTTGTTTCTCCTCCTCCACCGTCTCCTCCAGGTCCAGGCACAGTGCTCTATTTCTCCCAAGCGGGAGACAATGCCAACCCAGGCACCGAGGCAAGTCCTAAGCGTGATCTATCTGGACTCAATCACAACAGCCTTCCAGCAGGTTCCACTCTTCGTTTTAGACGTGGTGATGTGTGGACTGGCATGTCAAAGACTTTAGAGAATCTGAACACAAACGCAGATGCTCCTTTAGTGTTTGAGGATTATGGTCAGGGAGACAGACCTGAATTTCAAGCCCTCTCGAACAATATGTTCAATCTGGGTGGAAATTGGAATAACCAATCTAATGATAGCGGATATGCCTTCCGTAACTTAAAACTTAATGGAATGGGTACTGCTGAATGGTGTTTCTGGTTCGTTCACCGTGTTAGTGATGTTATCATCGAGAACTGTGAAATTACAGGTTTCCGAATTGGTATCAATTCCAATGACACTCCAGAACATACAGTGACTAACATCATTATTCGGTATTGCCAGATTCACCACAATCGTGCTATGGGTTTGCTTGGTCATTATTCCAATTTGTTGTTGCAAGGCAATCACATCTACGCAAACAACTTTGGTGGATCAGCATTTGATCATGGCACTTATATTGGTGGTGGTCATAATATCCACATCGTCAGTAATCATTATGACCGTAACAGTGTTGTAAATGGTGTATGTACTGGTGGAAACATGACGTTCCATGGTCAGATTGATGGCCTCTTAATTGAGAACAACATAATCACTCAAGATGCTTCAACATCTTGGCTTATGTCAATTACACAAGGTTATACAACCCCTGAGTGGTTCCGGAATGTTGTGGTACGAGGTAATATGCTTATTAATAGCGGGAACACTGCTATGGCTATCCAATCAGCCCCTGGTGTTTTGGTTGAGAATAACACAATTGTTAATGACCAAGGGACAGCACAAACGGCTATTTTCATCGGATCAAATCCTAGTACAAAGGGCGATGATGCAGATGGAAATGCAGTAGTTAGAAACAATCGAATTATTCGTAGAAATGGCTCCACTGGTACACCAGTTCAGTTCTTAAATGCACCTGGGTCAGTTCAAACAAATAATGAAGTAATTTTAGAATAAACCATGGAGATGTAGTATGAGTGAGCAGATGATTTTGTGGTTGTTAAATGGTTTATTTGGAGTTGGTTTTGCTGTAACTGGTTGGTTTGCTCGGCAATTGTGGGATGCTGTAACTCTCCTGAAAAAGGACTTAGCCTCTCTTGAAATTAAGATTGCTAGAGAGTATGTTCCATATGATCGTCTTAAAGATGCCTTTGAACCAGTCATGGATGCTTTGGCAGAAATTAAAGACACTTTAAAAACAAAGGCTGATAAATGAGTTACAAGGCAGGATGGGAACCGGGAGTTTGGTCAGCAATCTGTGATGTTTGCGGGTTTAGATTTAAATCTACAGAGATCAAAGATAGATGGGATGGACTGAAGGTTTGTATGAAGGATTGGGAGCCTAGGCATCCACAAGACTTTGTACGTGCCAGGAGAGAACGAATTACTCCTCCCTGGACCCGTCCTGAGTTGGAACCAGATGCATTCAATGTTGTGTGCTATCTTTGGGATCGTAGCGCATATGCTGGACTAGGATCGGCTGGGTGTATGGTTGCTGGTAATGACAGCATGCCTTATGTTTTACTTCGTGATATGAAAGCAGGATTATGACTACATCTGGTGTAACAGTTATTGAAATGGATCGGGATGAGTTTATTGCTGCTGCTATGCGTAAGTGTGGTGAGCTTGCAAAAGGACAAACTCCTGATGCGGAAGACTTAGCCAATTTTGGTGAAGCTTTAAACAACTTGGTTGCAGAGTTACAAACATTAGGAATGCCATTGTGGAGTAAACTTACTTCAACAATTACAATGGTTGCAGGACAGCAATCTTATACGATTGGTGTTGGTCAAACAATTAACCAAGCGTTCCCTCTTAAAGTGCTACAAGCGTGGACAGAGCCAACTTCTGGTGGGGGTAAACAACCCCTCTATCCTAATAGTGTGTATGATTTCCAGATTCTTCCTACTAATAGTGGGAGTTCTGGAACACCTTCTCAATATATGTATCAACCTTTCATTAACTATGGGAAGTTGTACCTCTGGCCGACACCAGACGCCTCTACAGTGTCTTCAAGAATACTAACGATCTCATATATGGCTCCATTTGAAGGATTCACTGCAGCAACTAATACTCCGTATTTCCCTCGTGAATGGAATAATACATTAATTTATGGGCTTGCTGCATTAATTGCCCCTGAGTTGGGTTTGCCTTTGAATGATCAAGCTGCTTTAGAAAAGAAGTATATTGCGCATAGGGAAATGGCTCTAGACTTTGGTTTGGAACAGGCACCTCTTACATTCATTCCTGGAGATTATTGATGCCTTTCGATAAGACCCCATCTCAGTCTACATATCAAACAAAACAGATTTCCTTATTAGCTGAGATGAACTCAAGAGCTGCTTCTACTTCAACTGATGTTGACTATTTGAATTGCTACCCAGAGTTTATCAAAAACAAAGCAACACAAGAGCAGAAAGTAGCCATTCGTAAAAGAAAAGGATGCTCTGCTCTGGTTACTATGGCAAATGCCACAACCCGTGGGGTGTATTACTGGGAAGACCAGAGTAAATTGTATGTAGCTCAAAGTGATGATATTCTGGTATATAACATGCCTGCAGGAACTTTATCCACCACACTCAACACTGTATTCCCTACAACAACTAGTGGTGACGTAGGGTTTACAGAGTTCTTGTATGAGACAGGCGAGATTAAACTTGTTGTCACGGATGGTACTACATTAAGCACTATTGACAGTGCTAACACTGTTGTTGCATCTGCTGACGCTGACATGCCTGCACATATTCCGCAACCAGTATTTCTGGACGGATACCTATTCATTGTCAAAACAAACACTGCTGATCTGTATAACAGTAATTTGAATGACCCTTTAGCTTATACTGCTGGGGACTTCATCAGTTCTGAATTGTTAGCAGATAAGGTAACTAATGTTATCAGGCTAAATAATTACATTCTTCTGTTTGGTACAGACTCTATTGAATACTTTTGGGACGCTGCCAATGAAACGGGTAGTCCCTTACAGCGCAATGACACTCCAGTTAAACTTGTGGGGTTTGGCGGTGGACTGGCACAACTTGGGAACAAGGTGTATTTCATTGGTGACAATGATCATTCCGAATCAAACGTAATGGTGTTAGAAGACTTTAAAATTGCTCCTGTAGGTAATGAACCATTGAAAAGGTTTTTAACCTCCTCTGCTTCATCTACTAAGTATGCAAATATCGTGGCAATGGATGGGCATGATTTCTATGTTCTCTACACGAATGGTCGTACTTATGCTATGGATTTGGAGACTCCTTTTTGGACAAGATGGGGCTTTGGTTCCACAGCTTATTTTGATATGCAATTTGCCTTGAATTGTAGAACTTCAACATCTTACACTCCTGTCTTTATTCGCGTTGGTAATGCCATTTTGTATAAGTTTGATGTAGCTCTTTATCAGGATGCAGGCACTGCCATTACAGCAACACTAACAACTGATAACAATGAATTCGATACACGAAATAAGAAGTTCATGTCTAAACTTGTGCTAAATGCAGACAAACCGACAGCTACTTCAGAAGTGTTAGTTCAATGGAGTGATGATGACTACCAAACCTGGAATACTGGAACTTCGGTAGACCTTTATCAAGAACACCCAAGTCTTTCAAGGATGGGTGGATTTCGTCGTAGGGCTTTTAAACTTACACATACAGCTAATCAACCCATGCGAATTAATTCAATGGAAGCTGACATTAACATGGGGAGGGCCTAAATGGCAGATACTACTTTCGGAGCTGGTACAGTTGTAGAGGCAAGTTGGCTAAATGAAGTAAATGATGTAGTCCATTTTGCTCCTAATTACACTGGGGCAGTGACAAAGCTTTTAGGGTATAGATTGGATGATTGGGTAAGTCTCACAGACTTCCTCCCAGCATCTGAACTTGCTGCAATTAAAGATTATACGTCCACATATGATTGTGCATCAGCGCTTCAAGCTGCTGTTGATACACGTAAAATCGTACACTTATGTAGTGGGTTGATCCGTATTGGTTCTACTGTCTCCTTTACCTACCAAGGTGGACACATCATTGGTTCTGGGTATGGCACATACGGAACACGTGTAAAACGATTAACAGATACTAGCTTTGGAGCACTGATCCGATCTGCTGGCGGTGGTACTTCAGAGGCTACTGTAATTGAACACATTAAGTTTGAAGACTACTCTGGATTGACAGATACTAATACAAGCCCTCTCGTTGAGATTGGGTGTAACGATTGGACCTTGAGATCTTGTTGGCTGCTTAATGGGTATAAAGGGCTTTACTGCCCACAAGCATCTAGTAATGCCCATATCGAAGGAAACATTTTCGAGGCTTGTCGTAAACAAGCTATTGATTGCTACAGTGCAGGTTTGTTAAAAATTGTTGGGAACACGTTCTGGAAAAACACTGCGGATATTAGTAACCCTGCTGATAGGTCTGCTACTATTACTCTTCGTAAAGACCCTTTGTATTCTTTCGGTACTTCGGATGTTACCATTACTGCAAATTACTTTCTAGAAACAGTATATGGTCACCACATTTGGATTGAAGGTTCTGATGGTATTACAGTTTCTGCAAACTTTCTGTGTATTGCCTCACAGGTAGATGCTGGTCAACGTGATGACATCTATATCAAGGATTCGTCACGAGTAACTGTCAATGGTAATACTGGAACAAAGCTATTCAACAGCTATAACCCAGGGAACAGAGGCTCACGTTATTTTGTAAATGTTGACACAGGATGTACTGATATCGTTGTGACTGGTAATGCAGTTGAAGCAGGTATTAGTGGAACCATTAATGATCCAAACAACACTATTAAGATTGTTTTAGATTATACGTCTGGGCTTAAGCTTCCTAACATTGCTTCTTCTGATACAAGAATCTTAGATTGGTATGAGGAAGGTACATGGTCTCCTACTTTATTGTTTGGTGGTGCGGCTGTTGGTCAGACTTATACAACACGACAGGCAAAGTATACCAGAATTGGTAATAAACTCACTCTTGACTGTTTTATGGTTGTTTCTGCTAAAGGTAGCAGCACTGGTACGGCAGCAATCGGTGGTTTACCTTTTACTTTAGGGAGCACACCGGCTGCTTGGCTTATTAATAGTGATGGTGGTGTTACAGTGACTGGACAGTTGTTAGCTTTGAATTCTGGTGGATCAACCACTTTACGTTTGTATGGTCAAGACAACGGAACCACTTCTGCACAACTAACTGATGCAGAATTTAGTACACCTACTCTTCGTTTCTCAATTGAATGTTTATTGTAAATGGCAACTAAGCTCCCTCCAAATCCAATAGGAGTGCCTCCGGGCAGCTCTTATTGGAATGATTGGTATGAAAAACTTAGATATTTTGTTGAAACAGTTTCTGCCAGCATCGGTACTGGTTTATTGGTGCGGGCAGATGGTGCTACATTAACGAACACCTCATTAACAGATGCCACTTTAACAAATGTTACATTATCCAGTGGTATTACTACAGATGGTGGAGCAGGCCTTACAACAACAGCAGTGTTAGCTAAAATTACTGGTGGCGGGGTTGATGGGCTTCTTACATTCACAGATGGCATTCTAACTGCCAAGACTGATCCAACTTAAGGAAAAAATATGGGATTGTCATTTAGTGATTTCGTTGATCCTGTAGGGGTATTCGATGGGAATTTTTCGGAGGGTGTCAATGCTCTGTTAGACCCCTTTGGTGCTGCCACAGGTAATCTAGGTCTTGATTGGTTTGGTTCTGACCTGCATAGTGATGTGTCAGATTGGGGCAGTGATGTCATTGATTTTGGTAATAGTATGTGGAAAGACCGATGGAATGGTCTTAGAAAGAATCCAGGTCGAGCATTAATGTCTGGTGGAGATGGTTTTACAGCAGGTAATCCTGTTGGAACCAGAATTAACAATGAGGTATTCCATAGAGATGATGCCCCGTTGTGGGACATTTATGGTGGACCTGATCAGCAGAATTTCCAGAATGCTGCAGATAAGGGTATTGACACAAGCGCTGCTGAAGGCCTTCATGGAGTTGGAAGCACAATTGGTAAAGGGGTTATCAACTACTTTACTGCTGGTTTAGGGAGTACAGCTCTTGATGCAATGGATGCATGGGGGAGAAAAGACAACCAACGTGCTGAAGACATTCTTAAAAATGGTGTTAAGAACTATGCTATCAATTATGCCACTCAAGGGGCTTTAGACCAAGTTGGTGGAGCTATCCCAGAAACCGGGGGCTACAATGAACTTGGTGGCGGGTATGTAGCTAACAGCGATTATGGTGGTACTGGTGGATTCAATCTTGGTAGCGCTGTAGGTGCTGGGGATTATGCTCCTATTGTCAATGACACTGCTAAAGGAGCCATTGGTGGTGCTATTGGTACTGCTGCCCAAGGTGGTAATTCTTCAGAGATTGGTAAAGGTGCCACACAAGGGGGTTTGATGTCTGGTGCTAAAACTGGAGCTAATATGGGTTTGAATTATCTAGGTAATATGTACAATAATGATGAAGAGATGCCTGATATTGGAACCCTTGGTGGTACTATGCAGGATGAGTATG